CAAGGTTCTGAAACGAGTAGGAAGACTTGAGATTTGGCAGGGTTTGGACATACTCTGGCTCCCGCGTAGGGAGATCTACGTCCCTCATCATGTTCGGGAAAGAGCAACCGTCGCTTTGTGCGCGTTGCGACAATTGGTGTTTTAAACGTTTGAGCAAGCCCATGCCGGGCGAGCTCGGTCGTATGAGTCAACTTTATACGGACATGTATGTGAACGCTAGTTGCAGTAAGTGCAACAATGAGTGGTTTTCTTGGTTGCAGTGTTGCAGCCAGATGGTTCCGCGGCGGGTCGTTTTGCCGGCGAAGTTCGTCGCGGATTCTGAGCATCTTGCTAACATGAGTTACGCAAATATTGATTGGGGCACGAAAGGCCCTAACGCCGAGTTGCAACTGTGCAATCTCACAGGCGGGTCGCGGTTGAAAGTCGATGATGATTATCAGTACGCTTTTCTAAGAATTGGCGTTGTCGCGGTACGCGCAGTCAAATCAACGTCACGCGTCGATGTCGGATGTTATACTTATATGCAGGCTGCGACTGCTTGGCAACCCTTAGATGAGGAGTTTGACCAGGTGAAGGATCTTATCGTTCCTGATGCTCATGAATGCGTCATTTCACCACCGCCTGGTTTAGGACCATTGGGTGATGTTATGGACGTGGCTATCAATGACGAGGTGCGTTGCGCTCAGGCGAGCGTCCACCTCACGGGCGGCGAGATAACTGGTCAGGTCGTTCCTGACGAGTGTCTCGTACAGTCATCGACGGACGCCAATGCACTTGTTAAGACAAATGATTTGGCGGTTTTGCCCACCCTCGAAGATGTTGCACAGATAGGGGAGCGTCATGCTTTCTCGCGTTTCCCGCCGGTATCCGATAATCCGGTTTATGTGTTTAACAATGATCCCAGGAACTTGGAAGCAGCACACGCGATGCGTAATCGCGGTGTCGGCAAGCATGCTCCCCGCCCTTCTGAAAGGCGAGCAGCACGCAAGGTCGTTGAGGCTTTTAAAACTGAGTTGGCAAGCGTTAAGAACGTGGAGCAAGCTTTGTTAGGTTTTGAATCTTACCTTGATGCTTTGCCTGGTAAGATGAGTGCTAAGACGCGTGATGCTGTATTACACAATGTCAGCAACGAAGTCCATCTGGATTACGACACTTATAGTCGTGTCATTAAAGCATTCGTGAAGGCAGAGTCATCACAAAAGAAGAAGCCCCGACCGATCGCTGACCACGGTGTTGAGCGCTTGGTCCCTTTGGCGAAGGTTGCCTGGGTTTTCGAGAAGTTGATGACGAAAGTCCCTCTCTCCAATATTAAAGGCCGCGAGAAGGAGCAAGCTCTGACCGAGTTGTTCAGCAATTTCTCTGGTATCCGCGACCTTAAATCACTGATCGAGAACGATTTGACAGCGTTCGAGTTCGGTGTTTGCGAGGACTTGAAAGCGTTGGAGGCTGAGATCATTAAGCACATCGCCTCTTTGTTGAGGCTTGATGGCTTTGAACTCGCTTTTGAGCGCATTGTCGACGCACGTACTATGAGTGCAACATGGAATATGACATTCCGTGATGGAACAGGC